AGCCATAGTACCCTTTAGATTATCAAACAATTCTTGCATTGTCAAGTCATGTTTTTCTTTTATTTCTTCTGCCGATGTTTCGGGAAGTTGCATCCTCAATAAAGGATTTGATGCTTCTAGTAGTTTGTATATCATTTATCATCCCCCTTTTGTTCTTCATAAAGAATGAGTGCAATAAGAGCATAGTTTGCCATATCAATTAAAGTATCTTGGACACTTTCATCCTTTACTTTAAGTTTTTCTTTCTTTGCGAAACCCATGATACGACTGAACTTATCACTGATACGAACACAAACACCTTTCCATGCTGGTATTCCAGCAATCTCACAGTGTCTAAAGTTTGCAAACACATCTTCTGTACTTGCATAGTCGTGTCGTTTTGCATCGTGTGTTGCTTTCATTTGTTCGAGCAACTGATAAAATCTTTCGCTTTGTTTCATAATTAATCTCCTGCTATTCTACTGAAGTTTTTTACCTTCTCAAATTTAACTACACTTCTGAACTTGTCAAACAGCATATCTTGTTTATGAGAAATGACAAATACGTTTTGGTCATGGAATGTGTTTAGAATCTTTAAGAAATCATCTGTACCAGTACCATCCAAAGATGAATCAAATATCTCATCAAGGATTAATAGATTGGTGTTAGTAGAGTTCTTCATCTTTGCAATTGCTCTCCATGTAAATAGCAATGCAAGGTCGATACGCATCTTTTCACCTTCAGAAAATGATGCATAAGAAAACTCATCACGAAAGCGTGACTTAATTGTTTCGTTAAAGTTCTCATCAATGTTAAAGTTAACAAAGAAGTCCATAGACGAAAGATATGTATTTACCAACTTGTTCATAATCGGTAAGTACTGTTTGATAATCTTTGTCTTAATACCAGTATCTTGTAATAGATTGCGAGCAACATCAATGTAAAACTTATCTTCTGTTAACTTAGACTTTTGCTCTTCAATCAGTTCAATCTGTCCTTTGAGTTTTGCAAGTTTCTCTTTATCTTCTTCTGATATTTGTCCACTTTCATATGTCTCAATATCCTTCTTTAACTTTTCGTTAAATAATTCCATCTCTTTAATAGATGCACGAATCTTTGCAATCTCTACATCATGTTTACGAATAGATTCTAGATTTGATATGATAACATCTAGTTTAGACTTTTCTCCGTTTTCGAGTTCTTCAAGTTCTCCGATTGCTCTTTCAAGTTCTCTGACTTTTTCGTTTCTACGTTCTGTCTGCGTCTGCTTTGTTGATTCTGTAATCGACTGTTCGCAAGTCGGGCATTCATCGTTTGTCTGGAAAAATTGAATCTGGCGTTCATGGTTACTCCTCTTGTTTTGAAGTGCTGCTTCGGTTTTACTAAGTTTCTGAATCTTATCTTCTAGTCTTGCTTGTTCTTCTGCATTATAAGAGAGGTTATTCTTATCCTGTTCAAGTGCTAGGATATCTTCTTTCCTTGCATTAATAGTAAATTGATTATCATGTACCTTTTGTTGGTTCTCAGCAATAATCTCTGATTTATTATTAACTACTTCTTTGATAAACTTCTCTTGTAGTTTAACCTTTTCTTTAGTCAAATCAAAATTGTAATCTACATTACGAGTTTCTTCATTTAGTTCTTTTGTTTTATTCTTCAATAAGAAATTCATCAATGAGAATATCTTAATGTCTAGAATATCTTCTACCACTTCACGCCTTGCCTTAGTTGGTAGTTGCATGAATGGTACAAAAGTAGAAGAACCTAGAATAACAACCTGTGTGAAAGAACGATAGTTCAGTCCCATAATCTGTTGTTCTAAATGTTTCTGATAATCACGAGCATTCGCATCTTGATTAATCATATTGCCATTTACATATACTTCAAAGGCATTAGGTTTGATACCACGAACAACCTTTACCTCTTTAGTACCAATACTAAATTCTACTTCAACAACTGAACTACCGTTATTGACAGAGTTTACTAGTTGTTTCTTTGCAATGTTACGAAATGGTTTATTGAACAAACCAAAACAAAGAGCATCAAGAATAGTACTTTTACCAGCACCGTTCTCTCCAATAATTAATGTAGTTGGACTTCTATCCAACTGTATTTCAGTAAATTGATTTCCTGTTGAAAGAAAGTTCTTCCAACGTACAGTTTTAAATATTATCATTACAGTTCTAAATCACTCGCTTCAAGATATAAAGATTTCATCATGTTTGTTAGTCTGTTCTTATCTAGTGTTACATCCAATTCATCAATATACCTTTCCAACAAAGTCATGGTATCTTCTGCATTTTCTACAATAGTATCATCAACATTCTCTGCATCTAATTCACTAAAGTCCTCTACAATCTTTACCTCATGGGCTCCAGATTCTCCAAGAACCTTATCAATAAATCTATCAAATGCATAGAAGTCTTTCTTATTGACTACAATAATTTTTACAAACTTATTCTCTAATTGAGATACATCAAACTGTGTGTAGTCTGTAGTACTCTCATCATAATATACTTTCTGAAATATTGTATATGGATTGACAATACGTTCTAGTTCTCTTGTAGACGTATCAAATATATGAAAACCTTTAGGACAACCATCATCACTCCATGTCATTTGATAAGTGTTGCCTAGATAGAAAACTTGTCCATCATCAGACTTCTTATGAAAGTGACCAGAAAATACTGTATCGAATTTGTTTAGGAATCCTTTGTCATACCCACCTTCTGCAAAGTGTCCAGCGTGCATTTCAAAACCATTGATTTCTAAGTGTCCCATAGCAACTTGTGCTTTGGTGCTTTTGATATGTTCCATTGTGTGTCCATAATTATCTGGACAAATCCAAGGAATAAAACAAATAGGTGTACCATCAAACTCAACAGTAGCAGTTTCTGGGTAAACAAACATCTTTGGATATCTACCCTCAACAAGTTCTGCAAGAGAGTTAACATCATTAGTGTTCTTGTAAAATGTATCGTGATTACCCACAAGCATATGTAAGGTAACACCTTCATCTACAAACTTTTGAATAAATCTTTTACGAAAGTCTTGTGCTATCTTATAAGATACAAACTTTCGTCTATCCATAACATCGCCCAAATGAATAACAGTGTCAATCCCCTTTTCTTTTATATATGGGAAGAATGTATTCTCCCAAAACTCATAAAAGTATTCGTTGAAAGCTAAGTTGTCATTACGGGCGCCGAAGTGGGTATCAGTTATCAGCGCTATTTTCATCTATTATCTCTTCACCTGTATCATCATAAAATTTTTCAAGACCTTTAGGTTCTTTTTTGGTTTTCTTTTTAGGTTTGTAAACTGCCTCTGGTGGTAAGAAGTTCTTCTGTAGATATTCTACATACACACCTTGTTCACTGTCACCATCCATAAGAATGTCAACATTCATGTTTTCAATAATCTTATGTTTTACATGTTGCTGTTTCTTTTCTTTCTGAATCCTACGAATAAACGCATAATAGATAATTTGCGTAAAATAAGCGAAAGGATTGTTTGATTTCTCTGGATTGAAGTTGCTACAATATTGTAGACAGTTCTCAATACCATCAGATATCATCTCATCTCTATAAGTATAATTTATAAAATTTGGACGGTAAGATAGGTGATTTGCAATTTTAAGAAAGCATTCTCCAATATAATTGGTTACTGGTGGTTGTGGGTCACCAAGTGCTTCTGCTTCTTTGCATCGCTCTTTCCATTCTTTCATCGCCTCTAGGAACTCTTTGTTATTAACATAATGAGCACCAGATTTCTTTTTAGCCATATTAACTCCACATTGTCGTTGCTGTTTTATTTTATGCAACTATTAACCATTATACAGATTTACACAGATAAGTCAAGAGCTTAATTTATTTAAAATATTTTAAAAAATCTCTTGCTAATCTCTTGACAACTTGGTATATTAGCTATGTAGGGTTTGAGAATGAATAGATTTAATGTAGAGTCCTTGTTACAGGTTCTCCGTAATCCTCATCCCACTCCTCTGATTCAATCTCATCAAGTTCATAGTTAGTAGGTTCTCTTTCCCTTGCTGTCAAATCACCTTCTTTGTCCATCATAGTAATACAATGTTCGTAAAACTTTGATAGGCCCGAAGAAGCTTGTGTAATAACCATCACCTTATTTTTATCAATATTATAGACATTTTCGTGAGAGAAGTGTATCCATCGTTGTAGACTGATAGATTCTTCAATTCCGTATTTTGTAACCTTTGGTAGCACGTTTACCTTTAGGGGTGCTTTGATTTCAAAGGTTCTAGGATGTTCCTTAGAAATAACATCACAAATAATTTCTTCACCACTTTGTAGTTTTAGAATTTTATATTCTGTCATTTTATTTTTATCCTATTGA